TGAAAGAATGAGACGTCAGTAACTAAATCTAAAACCATACCTAGGTTGGCACAACTCTGAACTAGCTGGTCTAAGGGATATTTCGGTGAACACATGAAAGCATTGTCGTCACCACCTAGGATACAGATAAAGTTTTCTTTGAACTCTAAGTAACTGCGTCTAGAGGAACCATATTTCTGTACCCATGGCATAGCTAGAGCAATCCAATTCAATGAATTATTTTTATGAATTGTAAGTGGATCACCGCTTTTATTGCCTCCATCGGTCATAAATATGGCACCTAAATAGGTAATTGTGATGCTAAAAATAGCATCTCGAACCGCATACTGGAAGACTTTCTCTATGTGTTCTCCTTTGACGAGATGAGTCCACAACCAATAATAAAACCTATCACATAGCATTGCTCTGAGACGCGCATCCCAATGGCCGTAATCTCCGTAGCCACGGCGCCACCCAGGCGGCAAAATTCTAAACTTGTTGATCAAATGGTGCCATCCTCTACGGAATTTACTTGCACCAACACAACTCGGAGTCATGGTGTGGATATTATTATACCCATCAACAAAAGATCCAAAAAGTCTAGTCGCTATGTATATATATTCGATATTTGGTCCTTGAAAGGTTCGAATCTTATTTAGGCTGATTTTCTGTAGAATATTTAAAATTTCCTCTTTAAGGTTGGTACTCCAGATCGTCTGAGGTTTATTTAGATCACATTCATTCCACAGTTTATCAAGCCATTGAGTACCTAAAGCATCAAGTACGTGACGCTTATTACGCCACCATCTAGTATAGGGATACCCCGCACTAGCTGACATATTCATTCGGGCTATGGTTTCCTCATGTGACAGAGGTGAATACATTCCTGAACCAAAAGCTCCTCCAAACTCCCATGTCAGCCACTGTGAGGCCCAACTGAGGTCAGGCATTTCAACGTCTTCACGAGCGTACTTGGCAAAATCTTTGCAAAAGGCTTCAGCATTAAGAACTGGCATATCATATTCATCTTCTATTTGATCAAAGCCAAGCTGGTCCTTATACAGTGCAAAGTCTGTAACTTCACGCGCCCTGTTCTTCAAACTCACATGCCTCGGCGCGTGCCCTAGGTATGTGAGATTCGTTGCTCCCAGCAGATATTTACGGTGGTGCTGATCAAAAAAGGTCTCCGCATACATATTGCACCA